GCATCGGTTTGAACGAAGAAAGAAATCTCTCTTGCCGCTCTGTTGCTTGTTAACTTGGTTAGTCTTCTAATAACCACTGGGTTTTGGGTGCCACCGTTTAGAGCAGTACCGTCAGCCTCAACCAGATCACACATTGGTAGTGCATCAAGGTTAATCTTATTAAAGTTTGACGTTGACAACTGAACGACAATCTCACCAATAAACTTGGTGCTATTATCAATCAAGAGGTCTTGGTCAAAACGCATTGCTTTCTTCTCAGTCTCAGTCAATGATGAGATAAGCTTGGTGTTGTTACCATCAATTAATGCACCAACGCGAGCTTGATCATCAGCATCGGCGCCGCCATCATCAATTAAAGCTGAACCAGTTGGTGAAGCGAAAGCATTAGCTAGGTTGTAAAAAC